GTACGTGGTGGTGTCGACACCGCCTTCGCCTTTCCAGTTGGGGGCTTGAAGGGTGAGGGCGGCGAGGTATTCGACGGTCTCGGTGACTTGGATTGCGTTGCCGGTGGCCGGATCGGTGGTGGCAAAGCCCGTGCCAACTTCAAACGCCAGTTGGGCGTTGCCCCAGGGGGCGTAGTTGGCAACGGTGGATGCCGCGATGGCCATGGCTAGAGGGCGAAGCCACTGAGGGGCAGGCTGTCGAGCAGCCGCTTGTACTCCTGGCCGTACAGGGAGGACCCGATCAGCTCCCCGGTGGGAGAGCCGGACATGGTCCCGACCTGCAGGCCGATCTGCATGGTGCGGGTGGCCAGCAAATGGGCCGCGAGGTAGCTGACGGCATCGGAGTGGATGGATCCCCAGCGGGGGGCGGGTGTGAAGCGCCCGGCCTCGGCCAGTGCTCCTTCAACCACCGAGAGCGACAGTTCGCCGAACTCGGGGAAGCGGAGCAGGAAGGCGTTGGTGCTGGGGATGGTCATCAGCCGTTGCCTTCAGTGATCGCGGCGATGCGCTTGGCGATGGCGTTCTTCACCCGGATGCGGGAGTCCTTCACATCCCAGCGGCGCAGCTGCTCCAGGTCAAAGCTGTCCTCGATCAGGTTGAGGGCCTGGGTGAGGGGCATGTCGGCGAGGGAGTCGCCGGCTTGGGCTGGGGCAGCTGCGGTGTCCGCGGGCTCCTCGGTCTCGATGCGCAGGGCGCCGAGGGAGAGGAGGTTCTTGACCACGTCGTAGTCCTTGATCTGGGTCCAGACGTCCGCGGGGAAGTCACGGGTGACGCCCGCGGAGACTTGGATGTGATCGGAGAGGCCGCCGCCCCCGACGAACGAGAAGCCGATGGTGCACTCCTTGTCCATCGGAGGGTTTTCCAGTTCGGGGCGGTAAACGATGATCATGATTGGGTGAAGAGAGTGTGCCAACTCATTCTGACTAGGTCAGTAAAGGCCCAAGGATCAGGCCTTTTCGAGCACCATTGCGCTCTTGGGGTAGTAGAGCGCGAGGCCGCCGATGCGGGCGTGGGCCGCCACCGAGAACTCGAGGGCTTGGCGCACCGGAGGCAGGAACTCCAGCTGCTGGGGGATGTGCAGCTGCAGCTTGTCGGGGCTGCGGTCGTACACCACGATCCGGTCCTTGGAGAGGACGCCGCCGGACTTGCCGGCTTCCAGCTCGTTGATCGGCTCGATCGAGCTGATCATCGGGTTGGTGCGCAGGAAGAACTCCATCACCGTGGTGTCCGAGGTGGTCGACCTCGGGGTGGTGGAGATGATGCGGTACACGTTGTAGGGCACCAGCATCGTGTTGGGCATCTCCTTCATGTTGGAGTTCTGCACGAGGCGGGTGGGCGCTTCGTTCAGGAGCTCCAGCATTTCGTCGGTCGTGGCCGTGTCGAACCACTTGTTCGGCACGGTCTTGTCGACCTGATCGTTGTTGAAGAAGCCCTTCATGCCGGAGGCGGCGTCGCCGAAGTAGGCGATCTCCTGGACCTTCTCCTCGTAGGCGCGGCGGACGGCGTTGGCCCGGCGCTGCTCCAGGTTCATGCCGGGCACCATGGCGGCGGCACGGGTTTCCTGGATGGTGTAGGCGAAGGAGGCGTCGAGGCTGCGCACCGGGTGCGTGACCTCTTTGCGCAGGACATCAGCCCGGGGCAGGTCGTTGGCTTTGTCGCCAATGACCTTCATCGAGCCTTGCTTGTCGAAGACGCGGTAGGTGAAGGAATCGGAACCAGCGCCGACCTCGGTGGAGAGGGGGATCAGCTGGCTGTACTTGATGTCGGCGTACTCAACCTCGAAGGTGCGAGCCAGGATGGTTTCCAGCTCACGGGCGAGAAAGACGCCGACCTCGTCGTTACGGATTTCGGTGGTCATGGGAAGAAGCTCCGTGATCAAGAGTCGGCGGAGAAGGTGCAGGCCGGAATGTCGATTTCCAGCAGCACCAGGCCCGCACCGGTGGTTTCAGACAGCCACCGAGCACCCGCTGAGATAGCGGTGGTCTTGGTGGTTGAGGCGGTCTTGCAGAAACGACCGAGGAAGGCGCCAGCGACGGTGCCCGAGTTATCGGTGTCCCAGAAGCGCACGGCGTCGCCCAGGGCAACGGCCTCGGTGGTGTAGACCCAGACCACACCTTTGGAGACCACGTTGATGGTCTCTTTGTCGGGGTAGCCCACGCGGCCATCGGCGTACACCGGGGTGGGGACCGGGGTGTAGGCGGAGCCGCCGGAAACGCCCTCCATGGTCAGAGAGCTCACGGCCAGACCCTGGATCAGGTTGGGGCCGGTGGCGATCTCGACGGCGAGGGGGTTGTTGCTGGTGGGGGTGTTGTCGGTGGCGACCAGGACACCGAAGGGGATCGCGGCGCCGGACTGGTTGCGGAAGCTGCGGGACACGTATGCCTGCAGGTCCGCAATCATGCCCTCGTGACCCACAACCTGGGTCAAGGGGTAGCTGCCTTGGGCTCCAGCGGGGTTGGAGACGGTGGTCGGAGTGAAAGAAACGGCCATGGAAGGAACTCCTTACTTAGTGGCGGTGAGGGGACGCTTCCATGCCTCAACCATCCGAGTGCGGTAGACGCTCTCGGAGTTGGCGGTGGGGCGACCGGCGCCCTTCAGCGCGTCGCGGAGCGCGGCGGTGCTGTCGGAGCGGGCTTCGTCGGCGTCCTCTTCGGGGTCGCCGGCGGCGGCTTCGTCCTCACCCTCGCTGTCGTCCTCGGCGTCAGAGCGGGCGGCCAGAATGCCGTCCACGACACCGCGGATGTAGGAGGGCTCGGCGTCTTCGCGGGGCGCAGCGCCGGTCAGGTTTTCGAAAGCCTGGGTGTAGAGGGACTCGTCGTCGATGCCGTCGAACTTGAAGTCCTCGGCGAAGGCGGGAGCGATTTGCTGGAGCATCGACAGGCGAGCGGCGACCAGTTGGTCGAGCTCGGCGGTGTCGAGACGAGCGGGAGCACCGGTTTCCAGCTCAGCCAGGCGCTCTTCAAGAGCGTCGGCGCGGCCTTCGGCGGCTTCCTTTTCGTAGGCGATGGAGTCGAGGTCTGCTTGGAGGGAATCGAGCTTGGAGGTGAACTCGTCACGCTCGGCAGTCACAGCTTTGAGTTGGCGCTCCATGTCCCGTGCGAAGGACTGGACCGCCGTTGCTGCTTCTGCGGGCAGATCGATCTCCAGGCCGTCAAGTTTGACGGTGGCCATAACGGGAGATGCAGGTTGACTGGGCTGGAGCGCCGACCCATGGGGGTGGGTCAGGTCTGGGTCGTAGGCCACGGCGTCGGCCGCGTCCATGCGATCCAAGAGCAGGCGTACCTCGGGGCCAGCCCGGCCACGAGGAACGATGGCGATGTGATTCACCCGGATGTTGCGCTGGATGCCGGCGTACTCCTCGCCCTCGGGGGTGATGCCGGGGGTGGGGTCGAAGTCGACTTTGTAGCCGGCGGACACCTCGCTGGCGTCCTTGCGCTTGATCTTCTCGATGGCGTCAGCGTCAGTGACGACGAGGGCGACTTCCACGAAACCGTCGTTGTACCGGACCTGGCTACCGGAGTAGCCGACCTGGAACTGTTTGGTGTTGGAAGCGTCGAGAAGGACCGGCGGATGTCCCCACGTCGCGGGTTTCATCCCAAACGTGGAGAGTGAATCGGGGCTACTGACCTCTTCGGGAGGGCGGTATTCCCTGACTTGGGAGCCATCTGCACGTCGATAGAGCTGGGTGCCCGTACGCGCCGCACGACACCAGACGCGGAGGTAGCCCTCCTCGGTGGTTTCGCTGCCCGTGATGGGAGCGAAGTCGAAGCGAGAAACAGATGTTTCCATGGCACCACATTACGGGTCCTGTGTGTAATGAGTAGCCTTAAACGGTGAGCGAGTAGATCTCGGTGGCGATTCACAGGCAGTTGGCCATGTGCCGTCGTCTTCGCGGCTTAAGGATGCACGCTGGACTCACACAAATGCAGGTTGCAGAGGCACTTTCTGTGAGTCAGGCCGCGTATTCGCGGTTGGAAAAGGGAGAGGTGGAGGTCTCGCTGACGAAGTTGTTCGTTTTAGGTGAACTGTATGGGGTTTCGCTGCACGCTTTGATCGACGGGATCTAGCTGCGGCGGCTGGTTTTGCCCGAGCACTTCCACTTGGTGCGCGACAGGCACAGCGGGGTGGTGCGGTCGGCGCCGGCGCAGTTTTTGCCGTGGGACTTCATGTCACCGAAGGAACGGGCGCAGTAGCGGTCGCCTTTGTCGGTGCCGGGGGCGATTTTGTACCCTTTTGCGCCGTAGCGGATGCGGTTTTTGCGGCCGGTGTCGGGGTTGGTGACCACCTTGGAGTACTTCTTGCCGTCCTCGGTGTCCCGGCGGGTAGGCGGCTGGAGCTGGACCGGGGCGTAGTGCTGGATGTAGCTGTCGCGGCGCGGTTTGCGGTAGCCGGGTTCGTAGCGGCGGCGGGCGGCCTCGGTGCGCAGGCGGAGCTCGCGGGCGGTGAGCTTGACGGCCATTCCGGTGGCTTCACCGGTGGCAGCCATGGTGTTGCCGATCTGCCCGAGCCGGCGGACCTCCTCGCGAGCGGTTTGGGCGATACGACCTTCGGCGGTACGCATGGCGGCTTGGGTGTTTGCCCGCATCCGCTGCGTCTTGGACTGGCGGGTCCGCCCCGCAGGTAGAAGAGCTTTCGCGGTGATGCCAGGCAGACGTGGTTGCGCGCCGGAGGCGAAGACACGAGGGCTCCGGCGGGCCAGGGCAAAGGCCCCGGCACCGACGGCGGCAACACCGAGACCAGCGGCGATGGCTTTGCCCGTAGGGAAAGAGCCCCGCTTGCGGCAGGTTTTGCCGCGGGAGATGTGGCTCTGACCGCAGGCTTGGCCTTGTGCGTCGAGGCGCAGGGTGGCGGGGCTCAGGGCCATGGGTCAGATCGCCAGCTGTGCGATGTCGGGGGAGAAGCCGTCGGCGTAGACGGAGTCGCGGCGCCCTCGGATGGGACGGTCGTAGGCGGCAGACGCCCAACCAGTCCCGCTGGGTGTGGATCGCATACCTGACGTGCGCGTCCGGACGTTCTGGTAAGCACGGCGTGCACCGCGGCGGACACCGGCGACACCCCCGGCGCGGTTGAAGCCGGCGTACGCACCCAGAGCAGCTTCTTGACCTACGCCGATCGCTGCTTGGCGCCCGGCGCTTTTAAGGAATTCGCGAGAGAGCTCCTTTTTGCCCAGCCGAGAGGCTTTGCTGGCTGCAGCAACTTGGATGGCTGAACCCCCGAGTTGCATGTTTCGGTAGCCACGACTGACTTCACCGAGGTTGCCCTTCATGGCACCTTCGAAGGTCTGCATGGCACCTAGACCTACGGCAGCTCCACCCCCGAGACGAGCCGCGAACTCCCCTACAGCTTTAATTTTATTGCCAATGCCCTTGGTATTGCCTTTAGCCTTGTTGAATCGATTTGCGGCAATAGGATCGCGCATCAAAGTGCGAAATTCTTTTTTGGCTGCCGTCTTGGGTCCAACCTTCTGCGCGGCACCCTTGGTGCACTTTTCGCCCTCGGAGATGGAGCCGTTGCCACACTTGAGGTCGGCGCGGATGGAAGCAGGAGTGAGGTTCATGGCGGCGTCGAGGCGGGCGCGGATGTAGGGGCGGGAGCGGCCTTGGATGCCGAGATCGCAGGCAGCGAGGTATTCCTGGGGGGTGAGGGCATCGTTGCGGCCCTTCATGGCGTAGCTGCCATCCTTCATGGCTTTGCCACAGTTGCCGTCGCAGGCGGCTTTGCCCTTGCGGCCTTTGCCGCCGCAGCCGCACTCGGCGTCCATGGGGGCTTTGGTGTTCTTGGCACCTTTGGAGCTGCGCTTTCTGGAAACCTGCGGCGCATCATCCGCTTCACCCCCTTCCCGAACTTCGTCGGCGGGTGTTTCCTTGGCCTCACCGGGCTCGGTTAGAAAAGCAGGGCGTTTTTTGGTAGCGGTGGCCATGGGCGGCAGGGCGCGTCCGCCCAGTTCCAGATAGGTCAGGCTAGCGAGGGTATATCGATAGCTTGAGATGTAGCCGCGCTCGATTCATGGACCTGGGAAAGTTTTTGGGCAATGAACTGGAAGAAGCTGCGTCGCCAGTGACGAAGCGTGTGGATCGTGTGCTTGAGAAGTTGGATGAAATCGAAGAGTCGTTGCGTCAACTCAACGAGTTTGTCGAGCAAGCGGCACCGCTGATCAGGCTGTTGACCCGGGTGCAGCAATGGCTGGAGGGCTTTGGGAAGCGCGCTCGGTGAGCGGATCTAGCTGCTAGTGGCGCTTCCCACCCTGTCCATCTCCGTGAGGGAGCGCTGAATCAGCAAGTAATCCGCCATGGCCCGGGCGCGGACTGCGGGGCCGTACGCCTGAATGCTGGACCAGAGCTCATCGGGTGAAATCAGGTTCCGCAGTGCTGCGTACTCCGCGTCTAGCCGTTCTCCCTTGAAATACTGGGCGTACTGCTGCGCCAGTTCTTTGCCCGCAGGGGAGCTGAACTCGCGGCGGCCCTGGAGGAAGGTGACGAACTCGGACGCCGTGTAGCTACGGCCTTGAGCGCGGCCCTGGTAGATAGCCTCTCGCGCTTCGCGCCGCTGTCCGCGGGCAACGCTGACGTCAACGACTGCGCGTGTGGCACGGCGGAAGCGCTGGAGCTGCTCCGATTGGGGGACGCCATAGGCGATCCCATTGGCCAATGCTTCGCAGTTGTCGCGGGTCAAAGTGAACTTGTAGTCCGTACCGGCAATTCGTATTGCGCGTTTCACTACTTCTTTGTTGCTAAATGAAGTGTCGGAGTTCCGTTTGAACTGTGGGTCGGGTGCCTTGACCAAGGGTGTCATCAAAGCTTGAGGGGTTTTGATCCCCGGTTTGGTCGCTCCAACTTCGACTACGTCAGCCCAGCTGAAACGAGATTCTTTTGTGTTGGCAATGACCGCGCGGACCTTGCCATCTTTGCCTTCACCTAGGTAAATGCCAAAGTGAGCTGCTGGATCTTTGTCATTCCGGAAATAGACAACATCCCCGGGCTTCAGCCCAGATTTCTTTGTGTAGTAGAAGCCCATGGCTTCACTCGCGCTTTTAGTGCCAGCTTCTTGTTTCATCGTCTTGACTAGATCCTTAATACTGGGGCTGGGATCTAGTGGCGACTTGGTTGGATCGCTGAGATTCTTGAGGTTGTACGCGACACTGCCCGCAGCGGTAATGGCGACAGCGCCACCAACAACAGCAGCAATGGTTGCAGCATTCCGCTTTTGGGCGTCTGTGGAATCTTTTGCCGCTGGTTGACCACCACTCTTCCGGCAATCATGCGCCTTGGGAATGTGGCTGGCCCCACAGGGCTTTCCCAGGCGCTCGACCTCGGCGGCGTCACCGCGGCGGGCGACCTCGGCGCGGGCCTGACGAAGGGCGGCGGCGTAGCTGAGGCCCTGGGATGCCATGAGTCGTCGGGCAATCGCAGTCAGAGATTGCTGCGGCCTGGCCTTGCCGGGAGCCTGGGCGTAGGTGGCGCGGATGCCACCTTGTAGACGCAGGATTTCCAGGGCTTGCGTGGCATCCGGGTCAGTCGCCCGGCCACCGACGGCTTTGGCGACACGCACCGCGCGGCCCACGGTGACTTCGATGGGGCGGCTGCTGCCGTTGACCCGTTTCTGGAAGACGCCCTCGAGGTACAAGTCGGCATGCTCGTTGTTGACGATGCGCACCGCTGGTCCGCGGTCATGAGTCGCGAGGAAGCGGGCGAACCCCAGAGTGGCCTCATCTGCCGGTGAGTCGCTGCTGGCCGCATTGCGGTTGACGTTGCTGGCCAGGCTGTTGAACACGGTGTTGAAGTGCACCTCGGTTTTGCCGATCAGCTCCGTGGCGTGCTTTCGGCTGTCTACGACATTGGTCGTGGTCAACAGACGGGAAAGAAAGTCGTTGGCTTGTTTGGTGGCGGCTGTTCGACCTCGGGGCAGACCACTCACAGCAGCATCAACCTGGGGGCCAATCACGCGAGCTCGGTATTGATCCGCGTCCATACCACGGAGCTGCATGTCCTGCTGCATGGCCGACGACAGCTCGTTGAGCCGTGTGGTCAGATTGCTTTTGAGTAGTTCGCGACGGTCCGCAACCCTACGGGTCGAGCGGCTATCCGATCCCAATACATCCCGAGGGTTAAGCCCAAACTGCTTGGTCAGAAGGTATGCAGATGCATCGGTGGAGTAAATGCTATTTTTGTTTTTATCCGTTGCGCCATATACAAGCTCGCGACCACGCTGTATCCATGTGTCTTTATTTGTGGTGCCTCTGCTTTCTTTAACTAATGTGTCGTAGTTATTGATTGTATTTGATCCACGTAGATCAGCGCTAGTGCCTACGGTGGCGGCCAGGCCCGGGCGCAGGGGGTTGGAATAGGCCATCGCGCTCGTTGTGGTGGCCAGCTGATTGCCCCGGAGCAGTTGGCGGGTGGTCCGATAGGCGGCGCTCTCTCCGGTGGCGCGGATGGCGGCACGGCGACCAGCGATCAGGGGAGTCCGATCGAGGACGCTGTTGTAGGCGCTGCGCACCGCGTCATCCAGGTCCTTGCCAGCACCTTTGGCGTAGCCCGGCCAGGTCTTCTTGAGGCCGCTGTGAGCGGCAAAGCCAATCACACCCAGCGTCAGCACGGTGACGATGGGCCGGCTGGTCTTTTGAATCTTGTCCTTAAGGCGCTTCTTGGCCTGGAGGTTGTCGCCGGGGGCAATCTTGACGGCGCCCCTCACCAGCGAGTTCCGCCCTCGGTTGATCAGCTCCGGGTTGGCGGTGACGACGCCTTTGACCAGATCACGGCGGCCCCGTTGCAGGGAGGCCACCCCGCCCAGCAGATCTTGGGCGTGCGCCGAGAGATCCGAGTTGGTGCCTTGGCCCTTGAGGCGGCAGTCCCAGTTGGGTGGGATGCAGCGGTTGCCGCACTGGACGTTGGGTGGGTTGCAGTTGAGCTTGCCGGCCCGGGTCTTCCCCGTGCGGGTTGCACCGAAGCCGCGCAGGTCCATGCGCTGCTGCGTGGCGAGGTAGGACGCGGCGCGGGTGGTGTCTTGCTGCTGGTCGTTCATCAGGACGCCTCCGAGCCGGCACGCAGAGCTTGGACTTCGCCCTCGGGGACAGGGGACAGCTCAGTCACAGTCTGCCGAGGGAAGAAAGTGGCCAGGGCGTAGCGGGCCGAGCGCTGGGAGGCGAAGCCGGTGAGGTAGGCGTCGCTGCGTTGACCGGGCTCGGGTGCCAATCGAGCGCGGTAGATCTTGTAGGCCCGGGTGCGATGGGGGCCGAAAATCATCAGTGGGGCGTCGGCGCTGGCATCGGTGCGCTGGCCGTTGGGATCGACCAGATAGCCGGCTTTGAGGCCGTTGGCCTCGTGCGACACACGGATGCGCAGACCCTGAACGCCGTAGCTGTCGAATTTGTCGGTCTTGACGGGACGGGGCTCGTCCTCGGGAGCCTCAGCGTCTTGGCCTGGGGGCAACGCCGCCTGCTCTGGCTGCGGGTTCAGCGCCGCTTCTTGCTGGGCTTGGAAGTCGAGCATCTGGGCTTGGAAGCCGGCGTCGGTGGTGGTGATCAGCTGCTCGGTGACGGCCTCGTTGAGGGTGGTCTCAATCGAGTACTCGGTGCCGCCGAAGCGGGCTTCTCGCACCTCCAGGGGGTTAAGCACGCCGAGCTGGATGTACTGGGCGTCCACCTGCGCTATTTGGAGACGTAAGGCCGCCTTCTCCTCGTCGGTCGCTGTGAAGACGCTGGGGAAGTGGGCGCTCCAGGATGCGGGGGGCCGGCCTCGGGTGGGGCCTTCGCGGCTGGCGAGGATGTAGCTGAAGATCTCGGTGATCGGGGTGCGGCAGTAGACCTCCTGCCACTGCTCGACCAGGGAGGACCAGACGCGCTCTTCGAAGCGGCCTTCTTTGCCCAGGCCCCCGGGGCTGTCACCCATCAGGATCGAGGCGGGCCAACCGGTGGCGGCTTGCAGGTCCTTGACGAAGGGGTCGGTGGCGTTGGCGATGTTGGCCAGGGCGCGGTTGAGGAACTGCAGGTCCTCTTCGGTGTCGACGACCATGCCGCCGTAGACGGAGCGGCTGAGGTTGTTGGCCTCGAGGCGCTTGCGCAGATCGCTCTCGTTTCCGGAAGCGATGCGCTGGAACAGGCCGGGGATCTTGTGGACGAACAGGTCGGCATCGGAGGTCATGTTCTCCAAGCCGGCCAGGGCGGACTCGTAGCGCTTGTACGCCTCCCAGATCAGTTGGAGGACGGACTGGCCCCAGCCGGTGTTGCGGACGCGGACGTTCCAGGGCAGGTAGAGGCCGTCGAAGCGGGCCACCCGGGTGCTGTGGACGCGGACGTTGACGTAGGAGCCTTCTTGCTCGGGGGTCAGGCGCTGGCTGGTGGTGATCCGGTAGTGGGAGGGCTTCGAGTAGTCGGTGATCGAGAAGTCCTCGGGGATCAGCGCGTGGCGGGACAGGGGCACGTAGCCGCGGACGGCGCGGATGCGGGCGGGGTCCACGGGCTCCTCTTCCGGAAGCCCGTCGTCGATCAGCAGGACCAGGCCGGCACCGCCATAGAGGCGCTGGAGTTTGACGACCTCGGAGAGGGCATGGTGGAACTGGGTGACCTTGAGGTGCTCCTCGAAGGCGGAGATGGTGTCGTTGGCTCGGGGGTCGTCATCACCACCGAGGGTGATGGTGCAGCGGTGCCGCAGGATCTCGTCGGCGATGGCGTCGACATAGCGGCGGGGAACACCGTGGCTGTAGAGAGCCTCGAGTTCGGCCTCGGAGAGGAAGGCTTTGGAGCCGACGGCAGTAGCAACACTCTTGTCTTTGGTGGGGACACCCATCCCCGTAAGAACGTTGACTAGGGCACCATCATTTCGTACGACTTTTGAGTCGTTCCGGAAAGTATCGGTATTAGAAGTCGCCACGGCGGGGAGAGGCGAGGAGCATGCACAAAGTTTATCGCTTAAGTGCAAAAGTTTTGAGGGGGTCGCAATTCAAGAAAGCGATATTAAGTCCTAAGGTTTTGCAAAAGCGTTGAGCAAGTAGTTGATTACGTTTCAACATTTCATCTTTTTCTCCCAACATTTCAGCGAGGTCTTGGGGGCGTTGGGAGCCGGGGATACGCTGCGGTAGCGGCTGAGCCAGCGCATGTTGGACCATCACATTGATGGATCCTGCCTCTGCTCCAAGCGGTACGCGAAGCATCGATTCCGGCAGGGCATCTTGGAGTCCTGGGGAGCGTCGTGCGCGTACTGCGGGGAGCCGGCGGGCACGTTGGACCACGTCCGCCCTCGGTGCAGGGGCGGCCACACCGTGGCCCAGAACTTGGTGGCGGCCTGCGCGGCCTGCAACCGGGACAAGGGATCCACGTTGGACTGGGCGGGTTGGTTTCGGCGGCAGCCGTTCTGGGATCCGGTGCGCGAGGCCGACATCTGGTCGTGGTTGCACCCGGCCCGGGCGGCGTAGCCCCTAGATGTGGGCGAAGAAGCCGGCGGTGTTCGGGGTCTCCGGGATGAGGCTGCAGGCGAAGGCCAGGGCCAGCACTGTGTCGTCGTGGGCGCCGGAGGCGGCTTCGCGGGCGCCGGACTCTTTCTGCTGAAAGGCGCGGAGTTCTTCGCCGATGATGCCGGGCGGGAAGATCAGCTCGTCGCGCTCGAGCAGGTAGAGGATTCGGTCGGTCGCCACTGTCTTGGAAGGGCGACTGGTGTTAAAAGTTTCGATGGCGTAGTTGGGTAGAACATTCTGGAGCGCCTCTGCAATCACGGCGCCCATGGCCTGTTTCTCCACGATCACGCGCTCGGGGAGGTAGTCCTCAATCAGCGCCTTGACATGGCGCAAGCTGTAATCGGTGCTCTTGCCGTTCTCGCGGTACAGACCCACGACTTCGTAGGGGCTCTGGGTGATGTCCAGGACCACAGCTGTGAAGTAGTCGTTGCCCCCGGCATTGGGGTCGATGCCAATCACGTAGGTGCGGCCGACGGAGCCGCACTCGCGCAGGGAGCCGCGGGAGGCGCGGCGGACGAGGTCCGATGGGTAGATCTGGGTGTCGGTGGCACCAAAGGCCAGCTCGTACTCGGAGTCCCATGCGGACTGGGTCATGCGGCGGGACTCGCGGGTTTTGCGAGCCCACTCGGGGTCGTGGCCGTAGACCGGGTGCTGGCTGTAGTGGATCGCGACGCGGTTCCAGGAGTCGGCGACGGCGGCCAGGCGGGTGTTGAGTTCGTCGATGCGCCGGCGCTTGACGTAGTCGTACCAGTCGGCCGGGGTGCCCTGGTGCCAGAGCTGGCCGAACCAATCGAGCTCGGTGTCGGGGGTGGAGGTGACGATGACCTTGGCCGCGTCGCCCACCATGGAGAGCGTGGGCATGGCGCCGCGGTAGATCTCGGCGGCGCCGTCGAGGAAGGCCCCTTCGTCCATGAACAGGACGGAGCAGGACGGGATGCCGCGGGCGGCGCGGGGTGAGGCGGGCAGGAAGTAGAGGGTGCCGCGCCCTTCAATGGCGATCTGGGTGTTGGAGTCCGTCAGGTAGCGGATGGACTCGCCCTCGATGCTGTTGGCCATGGCGCGGACGCGGCGGCCGAGTTCGGAGGCGTCCTGCTGGGTCTTGGAGAAGATGACGGCGGCAAAGCCGCGCTCGGTGAGGGCACGGCAGAGGAGGTAGGAGCACACCGTCTCGGAGGCCCCCATCTGCCGGGACTTGTTGATGATCGTG